ATCCGTAACCACGATACCGGCGACGCTGTCACGCTTCACGGCGGCACCGATCAACAGCACCAAGAAGCGACGTGTGGCGGCCTACGCTCGTGTCAGCACCGACAACGAGGAGCAGCTGACCAGCTACGAAGCGCAGGTCGATTACTATACCAACTACATCCAAGGACGGGACGATTGGGAGTTCGCCGGTGTCTATACCGACGAGGGTATCACCGGGACGAACACCAAAAAGCGTGAGGGCTTCAAAAGCATGGTGGCCGACGCCCTCGCCGGGAAGATCGACCTGATCATCACAAAGTCGGTCAGCCGTTTTGCCAGAAACACAGTTGACAGCCTTACCACCATCCGCTCCCTGAAGAAACACAACGTGGAGTGCTATTTTGAGAAAGAAAACATCTGGACCTTCGATGGCAAGGGCGAGCTGCTGCTCACGATCATGTCCTCACTGGCACAGGAAGAGTCCAGATCCATTTCCGAGAACTGCACATGGGGCCAGCGGAAACGTTTTGCAGACGGCAAGGTCACAGTCCCGTTCAATCGGTTTCTGGGCTACGACATGGGGCCTGACCACAACCTCGTGGTGAACCCGGAACAGGCCAAGCTGGTCAAACGCATCTATGGAATGTTCCTGCAAGGTAAGTCGCCGTTCCAGATTGCCCGGACGCTGACCGAAGAAGGCATTCCTTCACCCGGTGGGAAGGACCACTGGAATCCCAGCAACATCAAGAGCATCCTCACGAACGAAAAGTACAAGGGCGATGCGCTGTTGCAGAAGACCTTCACGGTCGATTTCTTGACCAAGAAGAAAAAGGCCAACGAGGGCGAAATCCCGCAGTACTACGTCAAGGACAACCACGAGGCCATTATCGATCCGGAGACCTTCGAGATGGTGCAGACCCTGATGGCCACCCGCAAAAAGGGCCGGAACCGCAAGAGCTCGGTCAGTATTTTCTCCAGCAAGGTCAAGTGCGGAGACTGCGACAGCTGGTACGGGCCGAAGGTCTGGCACAGCAACGACGCCTACCGGAAGGTCATCTGGCAGTGCAATCACAAGTTCGACGGTCAGAAATGCGCCACCCCGACACTCACCGAGGATGAAATAAAAGAACTGTTCCTCCGGGCCGCCAATCAGGTGATCGACCAGAAGGAACAGTTTATAGCCATATACGAGCAGGTCCTTTCAAGGAGTCTCGATACCACAGCCCTTGAAAGTGAGCTTTCGGATCTGGAAGCTGAAATCAACATCGCTGCTGAGCTCATCGAGGAGTGCATCAAAGAAAACGCTCACGTTGCCCTCGATCAGGCTGAATACCAGAAACGCTACGACGGTCTGGTAGCCCGGTTCGATAAGGCCAAGGCCAGACACACCGAGGTCACTGATCTGATTGCCGAGCGCACGGCAAGAAGGCACCAGATCGAAACCTACCTGAAAGAGCTGCGGAGCCGGGAGCCGCTGACGGAGTTCCGGGAAACAGACTGGCTGGCGATGGTCGATTACATCACCATTCACAGCAAAAAAGACATCCGGGTGACCTTCAAGGACGGCACCGAGATCAAGGCATAATCCCATAGATGCAGCAACGCCTCTGAACCACATCGGCTCGGAGGCGTTTTTGTTATTTGCCTTTCAACCTATACTTGAGTTACCAATCTGTTAAATGTGTGCCGCCACAGGCATCATACACGGCATTAAACACGTTTTTAGGTATTTGTACAAAGTACCAGTGCAATGCGTCATATCCGACATAGCCTCCCTCAATTAGCCTGAGTTTAACAGAAGTTCCATCTTCCATCGTCAAAATCAAGTGCGCTTGATTTGGGGTTTCATAGATAGAGCAGTATGGGTGATCGTCATAAAAAGAACCATCAGGCATAAATGTATATACAAATGATCCTTGATAAATTTCATTTAGGAAAGAATCCCAAGTGGCTTGATCAAAAGAGGCATTTTGAAGATTGTTGTCTGCTAAGTTCCAATCGTCATGTGATTGCCATTGAATCGATGAAATCCTCCCCTGTAAATGAAGTCGATCTTCAAATATGTCTTCTCCCTTGGAAATCGTGATACCGTTAAGACGATCCAGGAACAGAATCCAAAGAATAGGTTCCCCATCCTCACCTTCAGCATACTGTTTGATACATACCCTGAAACTCGTATCATATCCTTTCACGGCATATACCGACCCAGTATATGTGGAAGCAAATTCTTCTGCATAATCATCCTGCTTTGACCATTCATTGAGTGTGCCTGTTGCATGGCCAAGGTATTCGCCTAAAAGCGGCTCGATTTTTTGAGCATCTTCTCCTAAATATGAGCCGGCATCTCTGTATATTCCGCCTTTGTATACTACACACCCGATCATGGACAAATGACCGCTTGAATCCTCCAACTCAATAGCCGGGATCGAGATAGCTCCTTGCGGTGGCGTAGTTACAGGGTCATCTGTTTGGGCTGGAGTATGCCGAAACATACCGGAACGCCAAACGCCAAAGCCAATAAGGGCAACGAGACAAAGTGAAAATACGGACGTTGTTACTTTCATTATTGTTTTGTGACGTTTATTCTGCTCAGCAAGATACTGATCCCTGCGTTCAAATAAACTATTTACCATTTCATCAGTATTCTTCATAAACGAAGCCCTCCTTTTCAAGTTCTGATCTTAAAGCCTGTTTTGCTCGATAAAGGAGATTTCTGATTTGACGTGAACTCTTTTTCATTACGATTGCCGATTCTTCATGGGACAATTCCTCAAAATATACAAGCCAAATGATCTGCCTGTAGTCAGAAGATAGATTGCTGAGTGCCTTGTGAACTATAATCCTACGTTCTTCTTTTATATAAGACTGCTCCAGATCTGACTCATCAGCGAGATATGCTTCCATATCTTCAATCGGAGTGTACGATGATTTTTTGCTGTGTCTTATATAATCAATAGCACTGTTCCGTCCGATGGAATAAAGCCATGATTTGAAAGAGGTTTTTCCTGCGAATCTCGGCTTCTTAATCAAAAGACGAAAGAATGTATCTTCGGCCAGTTCTTCGGCTATATAGAGGTTATTAACGAAAGTGTTCAAATAGAGAATGAGTCCGTCTTTGAAATCTCCGACTATTTCTTCTATGCCTTTATCATCACCATCAAGGTAACGGCGGTAGCTACTTGCACCGTTATCCACAGACATCCTCCTTTCTGAAGGGTGTGATTCTTGTCCCTTCACTTATTAGTCGTATGAGAGCAGGATTTGTCTCACTTGATTTTCAAAAAACGACTCGAAGGCGTTTTTGTCTATTGTTCTTCTTTCTGGCAGATCTTCGGCAGAATCTCAAGGAAGTGCTGACCGATCTTTTCTGCGTCATAGCCGTTGGCCTCGCAGATGAACCGGACGGTATCCGGCAGCAGGACGTGTCCCTTTGCTTTCTCCGCTTTGTATTTCTGCCACTCTTCGTATTCCTTATTTGTGATTTGTTTCATGGTGGTTACCTCTAAAAATCGAAAGCCTCTAAAGGAGATTTCAGCTTTCTTCCAAAATGGTTTTGATACAAGACAATAGATCCTTTGGATACGTCCCGTTCATGACTTTTCCGGTCAACAACCTTACAACAGTTTCCTCAAACCCATTGATTATTCCAGCATCATCTCCTGAAAGATAGTATGAATCATCCAACTGCTTGTTCGTGGGCCTACGCATTAGTATTGCTTCCTTTTGTTGTTCCACTGCAGGATGCACCACGTGATGAAGAAACTCATGAATAATAGATTCCGTTCTAAGAGCTCCTGAGCTAAAGATGAAACAGGAGTCTACCAAGTGATAGTCAGAAGAATACACGCATTTAATCGGATTAATGCATATTTGAATGCTTTGCACCGGAGATTGCCATTGATTCACACAACAGTCCAAACATCTTTCGATCAACTCTAATTCCTGTTTATGTATATTATTCTGCTCGGCAATCCATTTTTTCTCCCATTCCATGTACTTTGAAAACAATTCGTTTGAGAGAATATCAGAAAGTGCTGTCGGAAGGTTTGATATCCAGTTCCATAAAGCATCATCTCGTTCTTTTTCCGAGATATTTCCCGCTGACATGATTTTTCTTTGAAATGTTCCAAAGTCACGAAAAGTCATATTGTTATCATTGAGATAAAAAGATGCAGCTTCCATTATATAAGCACGCGGCCAATACGAATAAACATCACAAGTATTCTGGCTTGCCTCGGAGAAAAAAGCTACTGAGCTGCCTTCTTCAATGAAATCATGCAACAATGCGATATGCTCATGACTACGCTCGATGGAGAAGTAATTATAACCCGACTGGAATAAGCCATAATAGATGGCAGATATTTTCGGGATCTGAGTCATCAGAAGACTGTTTGAATCCACTATTTCAACCTCCAGAAATACATATTTCTCCTCGTCTATTATACCGACGAAGTATGAACATTTCTACCGATAAAAACAGCCGGGACACCCCGACTTCCACAACTTACCCCTCAAACGCCAACTTACCCCTCAAGCGGCAAATTCGGCGGAGGAATAATTAAATTGTATCAATCTCGATGTCTTTATATCAAATACTCTTTTCGTTCTGTCAACATCAGTTACACGGCACATAAAATTAGTAATATGGTCCGGTGTAAACGCCTGATTCTTATCCGCTTTT